CATTGTCTTTAGGTTGTTACTGATGCTTTGCACACGCAATTCATTCGGCTGCTTCATTGATAAGTGTGTATGATTTGAAACTTAGCATTTGATTTTTCCTAATTATTATCTATCTTTTTACTATAACAACATTTTTATTGATTCTTTTTTTATATGCTGCTAATATACGAATTCCGGGATATTCTTTGATACTTTTTCTTGTTTTATCATTACGAATTAAAAAATAAACATCTTTATCATCTTTAACATCACTCATTTTAGTGATAATGTTTGAACAGTTAATAGTTAAAGTGTCGCCTACAAAATTAAAATCTTTTGATGTAAATGTTTTTGTTACGACACTTCCATTTGGTAGTAAATCTGAACCAAAAACAACATCCCTTTTTTCTTTTTCTGTTGCTTCAACTGCAATATTAGGTTCAATTGTAAAATATGAATCTTGATCGATTAGTTCAGTTTTCTTTTCTTTAATTGCTCTATCTATTATTTTTTTAGCTTCTTCACTAAAATATGAATCCGCTGATTCCCAAGTTTCAGCATCATCTTTTTTAATTGATATTGGATATATTTTATTTTCATTATCTATCAATCTAATATCTGCTTTTTTTCTACCAGATGTATCACCACCAACTTGTTCTGCTTTTTTACATGATATGATAGTGAATTTTTTATTATTTGCTTTGAATATAACATTTATAGGACCAGTCTTAACATATTGATTAATTGTATCAACTACAAATGCAACACCAGCAGAAGCTTTACCTTGTTTGCCTGCAGGTTTCGCTAATATTAAAATTGATCCTATTTTAACTCTACCTACAGAAGATTCACTAGATGGTTTTGTATCATAATTAGCACCTTTTATTTTTTTCTCTACATTTTCTAAAACTTTAACTCTATTTTCATTAGTAAGAATTGCAATTTTAGTTGATGATATTTTTTTTAAATCATCATAACCTAAAGAAATTAAAAGATTACTAATAGTATTATAATCGTATTTTATTGTCATGTCTTTACCTTGAAATTTCTTCCCAATCCATTGACGCAAGAATATCTCCACCGTTCGTACTTCCTGCAGCAACAAGCGTCAATTCATATGGTGTGCTAGTAAGAGAATTACGCTCTAACTGAAACTTAAACAATGCTTCTTTCAAAATGTCTGTTGCAATAGTAGCTTGTGCAGAAGCCGCAGTATATCCTGAAGCTAATATTCGACCACCGCTAAAACCTGTTCCTGTTATATTATATTCAACAGCACTATTAGTTCCTGCGCTCAACCAAGTTCCGTTAGCAGTAGTTCCGTTCGTAATAACTTGCCAATTATAGTTACAGTTATTAGTAATACCCAAAATAGAAAGCGCCGTTAAAATTACAATCGCATCTAACCTATTCGGTGAAGTTTTTAATCGTATTGATATAACAGGATAATATGTTCCCGCTGTAGGTAAATCTATAGGTGCTGTTATAGGGATAGAAATAGCTTGTTGTGCTCCGCGAAGTTCATAACCACCCTCAGATATTACCGAAGAGCAAACCTGTTTCATAAAGCTTGCATTTGCAGTAGAACCATTATTGTTCTTTATTTCCAATCTTAATGGAAGTGATGCTGTTGTCATATATGTTGATTCTATAATATTTGCATGATGAAATGAATGACAATGTATAAATCTACCATCAATAACAAAACCACATCTTGCAGTTCCTAGACCGAGCCATTCTATGTCAAGAAACATAATTTGCGCTTTGCTAATGTCTAAAGTAATTTTAGATGGACTTGACGTAACATTTCCAAGAAGTGTATCGATATTCCAATTTGCTTGTGAAACTCTTGTTTCGTTCAATGTTCCCGTAACTGAATTTCTTTCAACAAAATATAAATTAGGTCCATCAAGTTCTAAATATATTCCATTATTAGCCCCATAATAACCTGCTCTTTGTCGTAAATTTGTTTGTGCGGGATTAAACACAAATGTGTTTAAAATTTGAAGCGATTTACCAGGCTGATATGAAAATACCTTGGTCGTTTCGCGAATAATTTCAGTGTTCGCAGTCGTAGGCAAAGCCAAATTAATCATACCTGCATTACCATCAAATGTGACTGTAGTGCCACTGGAGTTTGATGTAACCCACAATCCGTTATCGCTATATCTATGAGATGAATCAAATAGTGTTAGTGGTGTTGAAACTCTTGAACGACCAAATGCGTCAACTGCCATACCTGATGGATTACCACCAGGTATTACGTTTCCATACATATCTGAAGTTAATTGAACCTCATATATCGTCTTATTAGTGCCCCAAAATTCGTGCGTATCAATTCTATATTGAGTCATCCATATCTCCGAGATTACCCAATATTTAGTCTTTTTTGATCGCCAACCTATCTGCTATGAAATAAAACATCTCTGCAGTCTCTCTAGATCCCATATGATTCACGTACATACCCTGAACCACAACTAATAATGATGCAGTTACAGCCAAAAACTCTTCTTTAGACTTCGTTTCCAAAACCATATTTTTTGCTTTTATCATAGTATCGTGCATTAGCTGTTCTATTTCGCTCATTTAATAACTCCCATTTCTTGTATGTTTTCTTCAATAACCTTTTTACCACAGGATGCTCCTTACTAAATTCTTTCTTATATAACTCAAGAACGTCTGATCTTCCCCAACCATATCTTTTAAACTCCAATACAACATCATATGCGTATGCGTCAATTTCGTCATATGTTGCTAAATACCTTTGATGATCGGTGCACTGTTTACACATAAATACATCATCAACAATCAGTTCTTCTCGCTTTATATGCTGTAAATGATGAATGTATTCATGTTGAACTATCTGTGCAACACAAAACTTAAATCTATCCAAGTCTTCTATACATACCACGCCTTTAGTTTTTTCGCTGGCAGTAATGATTAATAAAATTTTACCATATTCTTCAAGATATACGCCAGACATGATGTGCTGATACCGGTCAAGGGTATTATCTTGACCGGTATCAATCTTTACATTACTTTTTAATACTGAACATAATCTTTTTCTAAGTTCGTTTATGTGAAGATATTCTCCTTGTTTTAAATCTATTTTATTCAATTTTAGCAGAATATCGTCAAAAATAAACATGTCACTGCAGAAAAAATGATGGTGTGTATCCGTCGAAACCATAACCTTCAAGTAGTTGATTCGTCATTTTTATAGCATCGTCTTCAAAAAAGAACTCAGCCATAACTTGGTTCGTTTGATTTTCTATAACAAACCAAAAAAACATAGAATTTTCTTCTTCTCTCAACTCATAATGATAATTTTTCATATTACACCTTCAATCCAGAAGTATTAAACTTTTTCTTTGCAAACGGAGACTCAAGAACCTTCTTCATTGCTTTCTCATCAATAGCTCCCTTCTTTTGACCAGAATCAACAATATCATCTTGTGCTGATTGTTCAACATCATATAATCTCATTTTACTTCTATCAATACCTAAAATAAATCTCTTATTAGTCGTCAAGTCAGCATATCTGTTCTTAAGCTGTTTCACCATAATTTGATTTAAAGCTTGTAGTTCGTCTGTAGAAATTAATGCAGCCATAAAATCAGCAGTCGCAGGTAATCCAAAACTTTCGCTCGTGTCTGTCAATTCAACATCAGTAGAACTAAACCCTGATCTTGTAGTTTGTGTCGCGGAAATTAAAGGCACCTTAAACTCGACCGCCAATCCGCGAAGCTCTTCTGCAATCGCCTTAATGTAAGTGTATGAATTTACATTCGAACCAGGTTTGATTCTTGATGATGAACATATGTTCAAATAATCAACAAAAATCACATCAGGTCTAAAACTCTTCTTCAATGCTAATTCGTTCAATAAATTCCGAAAATGTATACTGCCAGCAGATGCAGTAGGGTATTCTTTGATCTTCAATTTACCTGTTGTATTTTTTCTTATTCTATCGATTTTCTTATCGTATATGTCTTTAGGTAACTTTAATAAATCGTCTAGACTTACATTCAAAAGATTAGCGTCAATACGCTCTGCTATTCTCTCCTCTGCCATTTCAAGAGTAATGTAAAGAACGTTATATCCTTGTACCATAAAGGATGCAGCAATATGACACATTGCCAAACTTTTTCCAACACCAGTTCCTGCAATAAAAATGTTCAATGTTTTGGTCGGTAAACCGCCCTTAGTAATTTTATTGAGATAATCTAAATCGAAAGGTATTCTTTTCTCCGTTCTATGATAAAAATCAAATCTTGCATCAGAATCTTCAAAATAATCATGACCAACATGATTATCAAAACTAATAGCCAATGCGTCAGATAAAATCTGAGGAATAGCCCCCTTGTCCTTAGTTGACTTTGATGTTTTGTCCAAAATGCCGATCGATTCTAATACAGCATTATAAACAGCCTTCTCTTGACAAAACTTCTCAGTTTTGTCAATCAACCATGATTGATCG